GTAAGTTTGGTACTGACCGCACCACTGCTGAAGCTGTATATTATCTCTGGCAGAATCCCACTAGAGAATCTGCTTTAGCTGACTTGCAGGCTAACAGTTCTGCTTTGGCTAAACAGGGAGTTAATGTAGACGTCCTCCGTAGAGCTATTGATGAGAAATGGCCTCAACGAGGGTCAACTACAACTCGAACTCAAACTACTCGAGGACCCCTCCCAATAACGGATCTAAATAGTTGGCTTAGTAGAATACCTTAAAGCCAACTTATCTCCTTAAAGCTGAGGGGAGGGGAACAAGAATGAATGAAGATAGTCTACAAGTCATTCAGATTAAACTCGATGACCTGCAGGCAGATGTAAAGGAAGTCAAATTAGAAGTCAAGCAACTATCTAAGGTGGTAGATCAAGTAGAAAATACAGTAAACCTCCTTTTGGCTGGAAAACTCAAAACTAATGGATCAGGAAAGAACGAAAATAGTAAAATCATTTCCGGATTACTGGAAATTCTCAAATTGCTAATGGTTTCCTTCATTGGTGTGATGGCAGGAAAAGGAGTGAAGTGGTGATCTAAGATGCCTTCCGATCAATCTGGTACTAGATGGGAAGGATGGGCTTTAGTTCAAGATGGAGAAATAAAATGCTGTTCCTCCCTTTGTGGAGGTTCCTGTAACAACTCTCAACGATGTCCTAAGTATCTTGTCTTCTTATACAGGTTTGGATATGATTGGAGGGATGAAAAATGGCCCTCAAGAACTTCCTAGAAAAGAAAGCAGGAACTTCAGAGTTCGAAAGAGTACAGAAGGAAATCTCCAATCTGAGACAGAGACTCAGTTCTGTTGGAATGGAAGAATCTAGAAGACCTATGAGCCCTCTCCTAACTATTCTCGAAACTCTTACTCGTCCCGGATATGCAGTTACTAATTTAATTAGAGAGTTCACTTCTCCGGACAAGGGTGCTACGCCTGGAGAGTTTGATCCCCTGCAGGCCTTCTGGAGAGGACTCACTCTTCAGGAGAAACCTCAAGGCAAGGATATAATGACCGATATCGGAGTTTCTACTGAGCCGGTTTTTGAAGCCAAAGTAGGTCCCGTAAAGGTTTCTCCTAGTCCGGCTGGAATAGCCGGATTCCTCTTCGATGTATTGAATCCATTAGACCCGATAAACTGGCTTACCTTTGGTGCGGGTAAATTAGCAGCCAAAACTGGAGCCACAGGAGTAAAGGCTATCGCACAATCCTTTGGAGACGATGTAGCAGATTATCTCGTAGAGAAACTTGGTAGGGAAGTGGTAGAGAAGTTCTCTGCTCCAACTGTGGGTAAGCTGGCTGAAGAGATAATGGACAAAGTAACTAAGCTTGGCGTTCAGAGCGGTATAAATGCTTCTGAAGTAGCACAAAGACTAGCCACAGGTCTTATGAGGACCGGTACTAGGGCAGAGACTAGACTTATTCCAGAAGCTAGCCGAGCTCTTACCGCTACTCTTCAGGTTCCGTTTGTCAATCGTCCCATCGCTTCTGCGGAGATTCCTGGTACGAGAACCTTAATGGATATTCTCTCTTCTATTGGTAGAATGGCTAGAAGGAATCCTTTAGTTGAAACTGCAGGAAAAGCCTTCTCTACAGACTATGTACCGACTACGGTTCCTGAAAGTGTATGGACTAGATTCGTTAGAAGTTTGGCCCCAAAAGCCAGCGGAGAAGCTGCTCAAGCTGCTCCTACCATTACCAGAGGAGCAGCTGATGTAATTACCAGGGAAGCAATAGAATCCACTCCTGAAGCTATAATAGGAACTATTTCTGGGACTGAAGCCTACAAGGAACTCCAAACGGGATTAAAGAGGATGATGGAAAAGTCCCGCATCGAAGAACAAAGGTTTATGAAGGAAGTAGAAGAGATCTTTAAGGGTTTAACTCCACAGGATCGAAAGGATGTTCTCCAAGCCGTTCTCAATCCTGAAAGAATTACCCCAAGGATAGCTAATGCTGTGGAGAAATTTAAGCAGTGGCGCCAGCAGATAGTTGAAACTTACAGAAAACTTGGGGTAGAATTTACCCCGATGGAAGCCTATGTCCCCTTCATTACTACAGGTAAGCCTTTAAGCAAAGATGAATTAGCTCTCCTCAAATCCGTTTTTGGTACAGGTATTAGAGAAGTTCAATCTAGTGACCTCGTCGAAATGGTTAGCAAATATGACCCCAACCTGATACCACGTACTACCAAAGCTATTAATCCTGCTGAAGTTAATAAGGTATTGGGTAGAGAGTGGTTAACTGAGGATGCTGCTGTAGCAATGGCTCGTCGTGGTATCAGAGCTATTCGAGGTGAGCAGGCTGCTACCTTCCTTCAGGGGATGATTCAGAAGTATGGCCTCACGGTGGATGATGTCACAAAACTAAAGGGCCTCCCAGAGGGTTATGTTCTTGTGGTACCTAAACCCGAAGTTTCTGGGAGAATATCTTTAGAGGCTACACCGGAGGTAGTGGAGAAGGCTATTGCTCTTCCTCAGGAATTCGTAAAGGCTTACAATGACTATACAGACCTTCTCTTTAATACGGCCGCTAGGACTGCCTTTGGTCGTTTCTGGGATGATGTTACACGCGTCTATAAGACAATGGCTTATATGTGGAATCCTGGTCATATTCCAAGAGACCTCGGTAGTAACATTTACAACCTGTGGCTTATGGATGTGAGGTCTCCGCTTCCCTTTGCCCAAGCCCTTAGGGCTATCTATGATAAGAACTTCAAGTTTACCTTCAAGAACTGGACGGGGACTGGGGAGGAACTCATTAAATTAGCTGAAGATCTTGGATTAATGGATTCTGGTCCTGTGTTAGCAGAATTCCTGCAGGCTGGAAAAGATATAACTTTCCGAGTTGGCGGAAAATATACCGAAGTTATGAGAAAAGCCACAAGGGCTGTAGATGATTATTCCCGCCTTGTTGGTTTCATTGACCGGCTCGCTAAGGGAGACACTCCCGAACAAGCTGTAGCAAAGGTTAAGAAATACCTCTTCGACTACTTTGATCTAACGTCTTTCGAGAAGAGGTGGATGAAGAGAATAATTCCATTCTACACCTGGTTGAGGAAGAACATTCCATTACAAATTGAAACTCTACTCACCAAACCTGGCAAGTATGCTACTACCTATGAAGTCATGAGAGATATTGGAGCCATCCCCGAACCTGAAGAGGTACCCGATTTCATCCTTAAGAGTGGAGGCATCAGGTTACCCGGAGAAAGTCAAGGAATGTATGTAATCCCCAATTTACCGTTCTCAGATATTGGACAAATACCAACCAGCCTGTCGGATGTAAGAGAATTGGCTTCAATGATAAATCCACTAGCCAGAGCTCCTATTGAGATTCTTACCAATACGGCTCTCTTCTCCGGACAACCTCTAGAAAGGTATAGTGGAGAGGTACAGAACATTCCCCTAGCAGAACTCATCCAGAGATTAACAGGTGTGGAGCTTCCTAAGGTTCCCTCACGGACAGTTGGCTACCTCCTGGAACAAATTCCTCCACTGAGGAACCTTTCAGTTATTGCAAACCCAGAACATCCTAGACAAGTCGCTAGATTGATCAGTATCCTTGGAGGACCACAAATTTATCCTGAACAATGGGCACAAGAAGCGGCTACTTATGAGGAGCGAGATGCCCTCAGGGATTTAATTCGCTACCTTGAGGATATAGGACTAGAAGTTCCAACAGTAAGGGAGCTAAAGAAGCAGGGTACAAGAAAAACTGGACTAGCAGGATTCTTGCAAAAAAGAGCAAAAAATAAATGAGGCCAGAGCTGCTCAAGCCCTGGCCTCTTTTCTTTCCTGTAGTTTACTTCTTCTTGGACTTCTTCTCTTTCTTCTCCTCCGGTTTCTTCTCCTCCTCTACCTTTTTGGTCGTCTTGCCGTTGTTAACGTGTGTGGAGTTGAAGTAATCCAGAATCTGCTGGAGCTCCTCACTACCTTCCGTCCAGGCATAACGAGTGAATGTGCCATCCGGATAGAAGTGTTCTCTCAGGACAGCTCTTAACTTCCTAGGTTCCACACCAACCATCTTAGCTACATCTCGGGTAGTGAGGTTTCCCTCCATTTTCACTCTTCCAGATTCTTTGGCTTTCTTCTTTTCCTTGGAGGCCTTGGAGGTGCTTTCCTTCTTAGGAGGATTTTTCTTTGGAGGAGTAGGTTTCTCTTCTTCCTCTTCTGCTTCTTCTTCCTCATCCTTCACTTCCTCTTCGACCTCATTTTCCTTTTCTTCTTCGTCCTCATCATCTTCATCGTCTTCGAGATCTTCTAGGTCGAGGTCTTCGATGTCGAGGTCCTCATCTTCCTCCTCGATATCCTCGATTTCTTCCTCCATGAGCTTCTTCTCCAGCTCTTCCTCCATAGCCTTCTTGCTCTTCTTCTCTTTTGCCATTGTTCTTCCTCCTTTGAGTTTTTAATAGTGATAGGGCTTGAGAAACATTGTAGGCCACACCAACGATTCCTCCAGCTTCACGGATTTGTCCGATCACGTGTTGCTGGATGAGGGTAGGTTTGTTTCCTGGACACTTGACCTCAATTGCTACAAACCTACCTTTGTAGCAACCAATTATATCAGGAAGACCTACCCTCTGAAATGGTCCTCCGTGTACCTTGTACCAAAATCCCCCCTTTCTTCTTAGAGCTTCCAGAATATCTCTAACTAATCTAGTTTCTGGCTTTCTGGAAGCCATAGGTTAGATTTCCTCATCTTCAATCTCTTCCTCTTCTTCCTCATCCTCCTCTTCTTCCTCATCTTCGTCAGTTATATCCTCAAGGTCCTCATCTTCCTGGTCGAATTCGTCTCCGGTAGGCAAGGCTTCCTTAATCATCTTGCCGTTCTTGATTGTAATTGGAAATACATCCACAACGGCAGACTTAATACGGCCTTTGTACTCATCGTCGTCCACTGTGATTCCGAAGACCTTTCCTACCAGCCCCTTCAGGCGGATCTTAACTTTGGAGGTAGGAACTTCCATCTTGCAGGCCAGAAGGGTATTCCTGAGATTGAACAAAGCCTGCGGTTGTAAGCTGGTGGTGTGGTAAATGACTTGGTCTTTGAGAGCTCCGTTCAATCCTACCAGCTCCCAACTGAGGTAGGGTTGCTCTTTCTGGCTTTCCTTCAGTACGACCTTCTTGACTTTGACGGCATAGTCTCCTGGAGGAACCCTTACCCCTCCTTTCCTTTCACTAACTCCTGTGAAGTCAATTGTCAGCTCGTCCTTCTTCTTGTTGATTGCCATGCATTAGGCCTCCTTTGTAATGATTTCCATGAGCTTATCGAAGGTTGGATTCTTCAGTACTGCCGGATAACTGACCCCCTTCCTTGCTCTGATCTTCGTGAGTATGGTAGAGCTGGGTCCAATTCTCATCCGGTAACTGTATTCAACTTTCTCCCGTCCTTTCTTGTCAGTTTCGGTCACCTCCTTAATGTAGGTGTATCCAATAACGTCTACAGCTCCTCCAAGACAAGCTCTGATAGCTGGAGACATCATTGGAACCTTCGTGTAGCTTTCTTCCTCAGCCATTTCATCTTCATCCACTCTCTTGAGTTGAGCGAGGAAGATTACATGCATCGGAAGGTTCCTGAAGTTAATGAGCCAGGTCTTAGCCATTTGAGTTAGCTGGCCCCAATGCTTTCTGATTGGAAGTCCTTCATGGCCGTCCAGAGCAAGAACCTTAGCCATACCCAAATCTAAAGCCTGAGTTACCGTGTCAATCACCACAGTCTTGAAGGGATGCTTCCTTGTGGCCAGATACCAGTAGACAGCTTCCAGTTCATCCCATTCCTGAATCAAGATAACCTTGTGACCCGAACCTCTAATACTTAAAGTTCCTCTCTCATTGCAATCCAGAAACAGTACAGGTCCGGGAGCTGTAGCTGCCGTTGTAGTCTTTCCTGTACCCTGCTCTCCATAGAAGAGAGCCTTCAGGTACAGAGGTTGTTCATCAATGTCCATGATCTTAAGGGCGATCTCGTCTGGACTAATTCCAGGAACCCCGGTCATTGGTGTGATTTCTTCTGTGACCGAGTCTATTTCCTCCTCAGAGATCAGGTCTTCTTCAGCCTCTACCCTATCTCCTCCTTTGACTTCAATTTCTGGTAGCTTATCCTTCTTCGACTTCTTCGCCACTGTCTTCCCTCCTCTCATAATGTGTGGCGATCATGAATTGAGTATCGTGGCCTAACAGATCGGCAATACATAAGGGTCTGAACTCACAGTCCCAATCACAGGATCTCTGGAGACTGCGGACAAAATATGCTTCGGGCTTTCCCTGCAGTCTCATCATTCTTTTTCCTACTGTCACCAAATCCCTCAGGACACTCTTGACTACGGGTGCAGGCTTTGGCAACTTAATTCGAGTGAAGAAGCTCTTGTAGCTGAGGCTGCTGAGAATGTCCTGGTAATCAGCTGGATCGAGGCCATACTTCTTAATAGCCTCCAAATAGGTAGCTTTGTCGGTGTCAATCTTAGCTCTGGACAATCCCCCCGATTTCAGGACTTTAGGTTCAGTTGGAGCCTTCGTCCTAATGTAGTTCCACATAATGCCATTTGGCCTGTATCCCAACTGACGAGCAACCCAATAGTAGAGGGTTGATTGAACATCCGTAGTCCTGAAGTCATCTTGTGGTAGATCCTTACAGGACTTGTGGTCTACTATCCACAAGCCAAGTGGGTCTTCAGCCATTAGGTCTATGACTACCTTGACTGAAATGTCTTGGGTTATTGGGACGACTATTTCTCTTTCTACCAGAGGACCCTGTTCGTCTCTTACCACTCTCAGATTCTTGTAGTCCTGCCAGTAAAGGTGATATCCTCTCATAATCCTAGCGACTTCTTGTGGTAGGTCTTTGTATAGAGCTCTCTCCTCATCGAAGAGCTTTGAAAGAGATTTGTTAAATTCGTCAAAGGCTTTCGGGATATGCTTGTAGCCTTCCCTGTAGTATATTTCCAGGCATTTGTGGATCAGGCTACCCATACTGGCAGGTATGCTCTTCAGCTTTCTTTGAAGATTGAGTTCATACTTGTAGTAGTACATCCTTTCGCATCTCGTAAAGGTCTTCCATCGTGAGAATGATACTTCCATTTTCCTCACCTCCTTTTTCCTTTGTCAATTTCATTATAACATGTGTTTATCATAAAGTCAATAGGAGTTTACTTACTTTTTTCCCCAGAGAATTCCCAGTTTGGATCGAAATAGTAGGGACGCCAGGTCTCCAACCACTTTTCCGGACTGAGTCTGAATACCTTATTCCTTTGTGTATCCACAACCAGAAACATCTTGTGCGGTCCTGTGTGGTATTTCATGATTCGGTGCAGACTACTCCAACTAGCCCCAGAATGGAAGTTGTTCTTGTCATCCAGAAGGATCCAGACGTACCTAATTACATCCGGTCTCCTTCCAAGTTCTATCACATTGGGAATTCTCTTCATCTTCAATCACCTCCCTTCCTAGTGAGCACTGGTGGTGGGAACTTTCGTTGGATATTCATTTTGCCTCATCTCCCTTCCACACTTCCCCCTGACCCCAGGATCTTCCAACTTTAATTTCAACTTCGATAGGTACTAGGAATTCCACACCGAAGAGTTCTTTAACTGGGGGGTTCTCCATAGCTCTCTTAATAATTGGAAGCCACTTGTCTACCTTGTCCTCTCTTACCTCGAATAGTAGTGCATCATGAACTTGAGATACCCAATGGATTTCTTCCCAAAATCCCGGTTCTTTACAAATTTGAGCGACAGCCAGTAGAGAGAGATCGGGAGGAACAGCCTGGACTGGACTATTAATCGCTTGCCTCTCTGCTTCTGCCCTAACTGCTTCATCTGAGGAAAAAATGTCAGGAAGTCTTCTTTTTCTTCCTAAAGGAGATCTAACGTAGCCCAATTGTCTAGCTATTCTCTTCTGCCGTTCATGCCAGGGAAGTAGGTCTCTATACTTGTTAAAGAATCTTCTCCGAGTTTCTCTAGCCTCTTCTTCTGTGAATTCTACTCCATACTTTTCCTTAGCATATTGTTGGAATTTCCTCCAGCCCATGCCATAGACAAAGCCAAAGTTAACTGCCTTTGCCTTCTTTCGTTCCTCTTTGGTGATATCTTCCGGTCTTTTCCCTGTGATCGTAGCGGCAGTTTCTAAGTGGATATCTCCTCCTGTAGCATAGATTCTCGTCATCGTTCTTTCATGGGCCATGTGAGCTACGATTCTCAATTCTATTTGTGAATAGTCTGCTTCAACAAATACCCATCCGGGAGGAGCTCCTATAAGAGTTCTAATATCACTATCTCTTGGGATATTTTGGATATTTGGTTTAGAAGAAGATAATCTCCCTGTAACTGTGCCGTGGAGCTTGAAACTAGAGTGAATTCTGCCATTTTCATCCCTCATTCTCATCCACGGTCTGAGGTAAGTTGAAAGCATCTTGTTATGGGATCTATACTTGAGAAGAAGATCAATGAATGGGTGTTCTAAATACACCAGTGAACTTTCAGCAGTAGATGGAGACCCGGTCTTTGTATAGTTCACAGGATCTAATCCCAAATAGTCGAAGAGAAGCCAAGCTAGCTGTTTGTTAGAGTTGAAGTTGAACGCATTTTTACCTTCCTTACCACTACCTTTCCACCTGTCACAGTAGAAATCTGGTTCTACTGGTATAGGGTTTCCATCATCGTCGTAAACAGTACATATTCCAGTTTTTCCAAATTTGCAGTTTTTACAGCAACTGAGGATAGTTCCTGGAGGAAGATATGAAATCATTTCCTCCCGAGTCTTTCTCAGAAGTTCTAGGGTTTGATTCAACTTTTCCTGCAACCTGTTTACGTCTATCCACAAGCCTCTGTGTTCTGCTCTTTCCAAAGCTCTGGCTCCAGGCATAACGATATGCTTAAAAATGGCCGTTAGCCTTGGATCTCTCAAAAGTTGTTTCTTCAATGGAAAGTAAGCATTGAGGGTGTAGTAACAATCCTGCATGTTGTAATAAGCTAGTGTTTCCAGAGGAACCTCTTCGAGTTTTGTTTTGTCTACCATACTCTTGTAGTTTGGAGCATTACAGTAAGTTTGAGCGATGTAACCCAGATCATGTGGTGAATTCTCATCCAACAAGTGAGCAGCTAGCATAGTGTCAAAAGTCAAGTTCGGAATTGAATTCGTGTAACGCAGGAAGTATCCATTATCGAACTTACCATTTTGAGCTACTGTCTTTGCCTTATATGATCCAACCCGGGCAACCACAGGGCCAAAGAGGGCGAAGACTTCTCTCCATTTCTTCCTAAATGGGGATTCCGGATGAGCGAGAGGAATGAAGTAACCCTTCTGTTCTCCATCTTCCATGTGGAAAAAGAATCCTATGCATAAGACTTCCTGAGTCTTCATATTTATTTCGGTGTCATAGGACAAAATAGAAGCCTTTTTAGCATCTTCTAGAGCCTGCTGGAGGCCTTTTTTATTACGGACAATGGTATAACGTATAGCATTTTTATGAGGACTGTGTCCTGTGGCCACCTGAACTAATTTAAGAATATCAGACTTGATTAGGGGACCATAGGAAGGGTTCCTGAGGGCAGCTGCAGGGTGATAGGTAGCTAGGACTTGTGCTCCGTGAGCTTCTCTCCAAGATCCACGGTATTTCTTAATCCCTGATCTACTCAATATGGCTTGGAGAGCAACGTTTCCTAGCAAGAGAATAAACTTGGGTTTTACCATCTCAATCTCTTTTAGAAGATAAGGGAGGCAAGCCTTCACTTCATCCTTCTTTGGAGTTCGATTATTAGGTGGACGGCATTTCACCACGTTGGTGATGAATATCTCATCTCTATCTAACTGAGCTTCTTTCAGATATTGATCTAAAAGTTGACCTGCCTTTCCCGAGAAGGGTCTGGCAATCTCGTCTTCCCTAAACCCTGGAGCTTCTCCAATTATCATGATGTCGGCTGGAACCTTTCCCTGACCACAGAGGCAAACTGATTGAGCAGTTTTATACAGATTGCAGTTCCGGCAGTTTTCGTTTCGTATACTCTTCCATAAACTTTTCCAACTGCTCATTGAAATCAAGACCTCCTAGATCTATTACAAGGATACCAGCCTGAGTCAGTAATTGGAGACCCCTTTGGTCTCGATAAGACTTCAGATAATATACAGAATCAATTCCTGAGTTAATAATCAACTTGGCACAATCATAACAGGGAAGATGAGTGCAGTACAGCGAAGCTCCTTCTAAAGAAATTCCTGTTCGAGCTGCAAAAGCTATAGCTCCAGCTTCGGCATGTGAACACCTTTCACATCCTCCATCAGGTCCTACCTCGCAACCTACTTCAGTGCAATGTGGTAATCCTGCAGGGGCTCCGTTGTATCCTGTGGATATGATTCTATAGTCCTTAGCGATTACTGCTCCCACCTTACCTCTGGTACAAGTACTCCTCAGGGCTTGGAGTTGAGCTACAGCCATCAGGACTTCAATCCTGCTGATTCTTTTCATGCCTTAATCCTCTTTTCTTATTCTATTTTATTATATCATGGGTTTATTTTCTTGTCAAGCATCTTTTTCAGCTTGGCAATCTTCTTTTTGAGCTCATGAAGCCTCTCCGTGTATTCCTTGACCATAATCTCGGAATAGGGATACTCATGAGGTTTAATGTCCAGAGAGCGGGCTTCTTCAGCCCGCCTCTTCCAATCCTTAAGAAGATACCTCACACCATAGTAGTCGGCTATTAACTCCTTGAGTAGCTTTTCAGCTTCAGACCTCTTCATTAGAACACCCCTTTAACATCTTTCTGGAAGATGTGAAGACTTCCAATATAGTGAGTGAATCGTCCCACAGGCTTACCTACCTGAGAAGCAAAGTAGTGTAGGAGCTTTGTGGCAAGGTAAATATCGTTTACCATGTGAGTTACGAAATCACAGGACCTCATAAGGTAGGTCATATTGACCTGCTCTTCACGGATCTGGAATAGATAGCCCAAGGAACAGGGAACTCTTCTCCAGCCACCGATATTGAAGATGTCCAGTTTGGGATTCCAAATGCTGAGATACAGTTGCCTGGAATCTGGATTATCCTTAGCTTCTCTAATAAGTTTATTGAGCTGATACCACATTCTTTCGGAGTAAGTGTAGGAGAATTTTCCATCTGCTTCTAGGAACTCTTTCCATACCTCGGCTCTTTCCGCCCAAGCCTTTCCTGGGTTGTGTGGTATTCCTGAGATTCTCTCGTCGAATTCTTTATCAGCCCAAGGTTGGGTTGGCTCCAAGTCTTCAGGTCTCGGATTGAGGACTACGTAGATATAGTTTTGGAGTTCCAGCGTGTCAAAATCCGGATTGTCTGCCACCCACTTGTCCTGGTAGGTATGGGGATGAACTAGAATCCCCATCTCAGCCAAATCTCTCTTAATTTCGTTAAGAGCTTCCTTAAAATCCTTGTATATTCTCATTACTTAAACCCTCCCATCTTGAAGAAGTCTTCAGGAAGAGTTAGATCTACCTTCGGAAGTTTCAGATCTTCAGGCCTCAGGATATGCTTAGCTTCCTCCTCTCCTTTAAGAATCTTGTAAGCTTTAACTGCTCTCCTTTGGCTTTTGTAGCTTCTGTACTTCTCTTCTTTAACAAAGCTTACCTCATATCTTTTCTGAACTGCAGCTTGCCACCTAGTCTGTGGAGGTTGGTGGAGTAGGTCCTCCCTTCCCACAAGACAAAGGAAAAGGGGAGTAGTGAGAATAGATTGGAACATGCTAGCAGAATTCCAATATACCCTCACGTCCTTTGGAGTGAACCCCAAATGCTTGCCAATCTCTCGAATGATAACGTGGATAAATACCAAGTCTACTCCCCATCGATTAGTAATTTCTGAGGCCCTAGTAAATACCTCAGCTTCCCAACCATACTTTTGGGAGTATCTCATGGTCATACCCATGAGACACTCTCCAGTGCGATTATTCCTTTCGTTGAATCTTAACGGAACGTCAACTACAAATCTCTTTCCTTTTGGTTCTGATCTGTACAACTTCAACCTGTTTATCATCAGCCTAAAGGATTCAGGGTTGAAATACAACCTCATCAACATGCTCCACTTGGTTTTAGTATAACCGAAATCTGAGATATTTCGAGAGGTTTCGGCAGTTTCTGAGAAGAGTTGGTTATGAAACTTGTGGACCGTAACTCCAGGTCTTATGAAGTCGAATTCTTCGTCCTTCATATTCCAAAAAGCCCAGTTCGTTTTTTCCCACAGCTCATCTAGGTCCTTTGCATATATTTCCATTAGGCTTCTACCCTTTCTTTAGTAATTGCTTCTCTGTCTAAACTTATTGACCTCGCTCTTTCTAAAGTATAATTCGTAGAGATCTCTGGCATTTAGACCGGAAAGGATACACAGCTCCACAAAGAAGTGAAAGGCATCGGCCAGTTCCTCATAATAGTGTTTAACATCGGTGAGCATCTGAGTTTGCTTCCATGGTTTGTTCTTGAGGCAGTTCATCGCCTCTCCTAGCTCTTCAGTGATTCTCCAAGCGAAGTCTTTAAGCCTAGCTTGACCCTTAGCATCGTGGAGGTTAACTGGAATATCTGGAGTCTGGAGGAGACCATTCTTAGCTTCAATGACGTGATACTTCTCCATTAACTCCCTCTGTCTGGCAAAGATCTCCTCCAACATATCTCCGCCTCTGTCTTGAAATTCGACATCGTTAATGTTCATTCTTATGCCTCCTCTAAATAAATACTCATAATGAAGATCACATTTGTCCATGTATCCGAGACGTCAAAGGTGTAATCCACTACTGGAATACCAAGAAAATCCAATTCACAAAGTACCCTGTTATACTGGTCAATTAGAGCTTTTACATTTTCCCTCACTCCTTCCATTTGTTCTCTCTCCTCGAAATTAGCCAAAATAGCTTCAGGATCTCGACGACAATAGATAACCAGGGGAAAGTGTTTCTTTAGGAGTTCAGTAGCCTGTTCTATCTGTTCTCTGGAGAACTCTATATGCTTTCTAATCACAGGTCCATATACCAATTCAGAAATCAAGGGAAACCTGTCAAAAACTAGGTATTTAGTTTCATCTGGATTCCTTGTTAGATAGGTCATCATGTGATCCCACATCTTCTTCATCGAACCAGGGCCCCTTGGGCCTGTCCACTTTGGAACTACTTCAAGTTGTGGAAACCTTTCCTTGAGCTTCTGTATCAGCGTGGTCTTCCCTGTATTGTCACAACCCTCAACAATAATCACTTTTCACCAGCCTCCTTTATAGCCTTCAGAACCATACGAGCCCACTTCCTATCCTCTTCTTTCACTTTCTCTGGTAGTTCATTGTACGATACAAAGAATGACTTCCATCTTTTAATACGGTTGCAAGTTGGGCAGGCGCAGATTGAAATATGATTCTTAGTTAGATTCTCCAATTCTGGAAGAATGGACTTTGCCCAAGACATCCATTGTTCATGCTCAATCTCAGCAAGTTTTTCAAGTACGCTCATCATACAACCTCCTTATATTCTTTCACAATTGTGGTAGCTAAACTCTGATGTTTTCTCAACCTCTGATAAATCTTATGGTCTAGAGTTTTATCCATCAAGAGATAGAGGTACAAGACATTCTCTTTTTGCCCCGGTCTGTGAAGCCTATCCTTAGCCTGAATCAAGTGATCTGAACTGTAGTCGAGACTATAGAAGATTCCAATGTGAGAAACTACTAACTCATTGATTCCAACACCTCCACTCGAAATCTGAGAGATGAAAACCATAACATTAGGATCTTCCTTAAACTTCTTCTTAGCTTCATCTCCACCTTTCTTTCCAAATACTACAGATCTAATACCCAACTCCTTACACAACTGCCTAATCTGCAAGATCTCCCACCTAAAGCGGGCAAAAATGACTACCTTCTGGCGGCCTTCCACAACATAACTTGTCAGGAGGTCCTTCAGGACGTCTAGCTTTTCTCTTCCTATTGGAATTTCCATCCCATTTTCATCCTTAACAAAACCACCTGTAATCTGTGACAATCTGAGAAGCTTAGTAAGAATAATGGAAGCTGTGGCTTTGGTACCCATTTCTTCGATCTCTGCAATAAACTCATCAGCCATTTGTCGGTAAATCTTAAGAGTTCTTGGGGAAGGATAAACTCTTATAACTTGATCTGTTCGGTCTGGAAGGTCTAATTCCTCCTTCCCACACTGAAAAGCTATCTTGTGGATTTTCCTCTGTAAATCGTCGAGATTCTTGTACTTGAGGAGCTTGAATCCATTGAACCCTCCCCACACTCCATAGGTATACTTGAAGTCGTTCCACCGAGTACCAAAGATTGAAGGATCCAGAAACTTGTACTGAGAAAAGATGTCCATCGGAGAATTGGTAATAGGAGTTCCAGTCAATCCAAACTTCCAGCGAGCATAGAGTCCTAAGTTATGCATAGCCTTAGATCTTTGCGATGTATGGCGTTTGATGTAATGCATCTCGTCTGCCACAATACATTGGGGCCCCCATTTTCTTACAAGATCCTTAAGCCTTGCGATAACATCATAGTTTACCAATACGAAAGTCAAACTGATATTGTTTTTGAGTTCCTTCAGCTTAGATTTCCTTTCTTCTATGCTTCCCTCCAATCTTACAGTCGTGTGTGGGATATCTAGCCATTTATCTATTTCATCCTCCCAAGTTGAAAGGACACCAAGAGGGGAGACAATCAATACCCTCCTTAATCCCTCTTCATGAGCCTTAATCTTGCAGAATTCTATTACCACTCTACTCTTTCCAGTTCCTGGCTCCATTAAGAGAGCTACACTAGAGTTAAGTTCAAGAGCCCTATCGAGAGCCCTTTTCTGATGCTTAAAAAGTGGAGGAATCACTTCTTTCACGAGTCCCACAGGTTATTGTACCTCCGAACATACCAATCTCTTTCTCCTATCCCACAAACTGGACAACGCTTAATGTCGAAAACCTTATCCAGCTTAAATACTCTAATCTTCCGGCAATATGGACACCACCACTTGTTGCCTTTTCTCTTAAAGTCTTCTGGTGGAGCGAAGGCTTTGGTGACAGAAATGAGTTCTACAGCAACCCCCGAGTTGTCCTTAAATTTCATCTTGACTTCTTTAGCCTTCTCTACAGCCTTCTTCGGATGGGCCTTAAACTTTATCAACCTGGAAGTTCTGGGGGTCCTGATACTGATGGCCCACATGAGTTTCCTCAAATTCTTTACCTCCTTCCTTATCATAAATAATTATATCATACCCAAAACAACTTGTCAATATGAGGACTGCCACCAAGTTTCATCTCCAGGCAGCCCGAAAACTCTAGAAAAGGGTTGCGGTTCTCTTAAGACAATTACCTTTCCCTCCTTTACCAACTTTCTCCACAATTTAGAAAATGGAAGAGGTCTTTGAGGAACTAATATCCTCAAATCTCTTGTCGTGCATGGACCCAATATCTCAAGAGCCTGAATGAACGCCTCTTCCTGATTCTTTCCATTCAGAAGACGTTTTACCTTCAGACTCATTCCCGAAAATGCATAACTCTGCTTCGGAATCCTCCTTGGAATTAAGGGCATCAGACCCTCCCTCCAAGATATAAACTTTCAGTTTCCTCCTACCCCATTTCAACGCTTCCTCAATGCTCTCCATGTAGACATCTAGTTCATTGTCACCTACCTTTCCTCCCCTATCTTCTACAACAAAGATTCCTCCATTAGGCTTATCTCTAAATTCAGGAATGTAAATCTTCGTCCCAAAGGGAATTGATTTACCAGCGGCGATCGTATGCCACTCCTTAACTTTCTTCCCTGAAGCTGTAATCCCATACAGGGGATGATTTGGAGTCTTACCTGTACTCTCAGGTCCCGCCGTGTAAGCCGTGACCCACATAACTGCCTCCCTAACTTGCTTAGTCCTAGCTCTCGATACCTGAACATAAGTTCTACTAACTTGAGACTTCACCTTCGGCTCCACACTCAATGGTGTGGACATTACGAATACCAGAAGAACAGATAGAATTAAGGTTCTTCCTCTTCTTCGCAATTTCCCGTCTTCCCCTCAGCATATTTTCTTCCCTCATCTGTAATCACATACACTTCTGTGCTCCCTCTTCCTTTAGAACCCTTGTTGATTGTAACCAATCCCATTGAGGCATACTTGCGCATCACTCTCTGGACTCCCTGGCGGGTATATCCAGTGATCTTACACAACTCAACAGCATCAGCCGCAGTGTGGACAAGCAGATGTTCGAGGATGCTCATCTTGGCACCCTCTCTTCTGCTTTCTGTGGCACTTCTCAAGGTAACCTGATATTCTGGCGGAGCTCCTGGATCACTCATCCTGATGAGAGCTGCTAGTTTCTCTGGCTTCATAAATGACCTGAATTCCCTCTCAATAGTAATCTCATTAGTGTTCACATCCTTAATACTGGTGTAAATTGCGCTGTCTACCCAAGCATGGAGTGTTGTAGAACCTAACATCCTCTGTCCGCCACGTTCGCTTTTACCACCCTTATTCCAATGGTGGAGTACTATGATGCTTACTCCATACTGTTCCTTCACTTTTAGCAACCATTGAAGAATTCCCCTCAATTCCTGAGCTGAGTTTTCATCCGTGTCACCCAACATCAGATAAAGTGGATCCAAAATCACAAGAACTGGTCTAACCAATTCAATCTCCCGAATGATAAGTTCCTGATGCTCCACAGTTGTAAGGTCTATCCCGTAATTGTTGAGAATCCTAATAGGAAGCTCTTTGGGAAATTCTACATACAGTTCATCCTCTCGTTTCAACATATAAACTTTTCCATCTAGTAAACCCTTACTGTGAGCAATTTTCATCATTCGATCTTGAACAATCCATGGGGGATTTTCTTCCTGAATATAAAGGACAGGCCCTGGCTTAACTACCTTATATTTATCCCACATGGGGTAT